GAAAAAGGTTGATCTTCCCAAACTAATGCTTACTCGAGTGATTTTTCATAGCACAAGTGAGCAGGATCTTCCTTATGTTCCTGTTGGGCATCAAGGATTGGCTTTTTATATTCCTCGGGAAGTAGAAGTTGATGTTCCTGATTATATTCTTAATAGCTGCATCAAAGATGCTGTTGAAGAAAGAATGATGCCGATTACTGAAATGAATGGGGATATCAGATGGATAAAGAGGAAAGTTCAGAGGTTTCCTTATTCTATTGTGAAGCCGAGTTTTCCAGCTGACGAACTTTAATAGGAGAGAAAGAAGTGGCAGTAGCTGCATATACAGTTATTGAAAAATTATCACAAACTATTGGAGATCCAATTGTTTATTCTGCTGGTGTGTTGCAGACCGATGGTGTGCGAGTACTAGAGACTGATTGGTTATCATTTTTGAATCGAGCAGCTAAACAGATTGTTTTAATCAGACCAGACGTGAATAGTGCAGTAGAAAGTATTCAGCTTGTTGCCGGAACAAAACAAGCTATTCCAGCAGGAAGTCATCGGTTATTGGATGTCATACGAAATATGGGCACAGATGGCACTATTCCTGGCAAAGCAATTACTCTTGTATCAAAGCAGGATTTAGATCTTATTAATTCGGAATGGCACAATGAAGATGATAGTGATGAAATCTGTCATTTTGTTTTTGATCCAGCAACACCAAAAGTATTTTATGTGATGCCTCCTGTGGATAGTACTATAAATTTATATGTTGAAATTGCACATTCAAAAATTCCGGCAGAGATGACAAGTTCCGCAGATAATTTGCCACTTTCTGATCTCTATTTAAATCCAATGATGGATTGGGCATTATATCTTGCATACAATCTTGATACGGATTCTCCAGGGAATACAGCCTCGGCATTGCATTATTACAAATCATTTTATCAAAGTCTTGGCATTGCTCTTGAAGTAGAGACGGCAATTGCGCCAGGGAGTACAATATGAAATCTTGGGGAGACTTTTTAGTATATATAAAGCCGCATATTTCTGGATGCCCAGATTCTATGCTTTTGGAATATATTAAACGAGCAGCAATTGATTTTTGTGCTAAAAGTCATGTTTATGTTTTAGATGCAGATCCGATTACAATTAGTGCAAACACAAGCACATACGATTTGGAATTTTCAGGCAAGGCAGTAACCCCCTTAGCAATTTATTCTTCTAAAATTGGCACAACGATATTGTACGAAACATCTGAATATGAGTTAAGGCATATAAGTGATACTTGGGAAACAGATACAGGCTCTTCTACGCACCGATTTATGACGAGAAGTGGAAAAATTCGACTTTGGAGAATTCCAACAGCGGCAGAATCAAGCGCATTAGAATGTGAAGTTATTGTAAAGCCGACAATGGTAGCTACAAGCGTTGATGATTTTATCTTCAATGAATATGCATTAGTCATTAATGATTATGCATTGTTTGTTTTGAAATTAATGCCTGAAAGGAAATGGACAGATCTCCAAGGCGCAAATATGCATTACCAAATGTATCGTAGAGAGCTTTCGAGGATAAAAGGCCAAACATTTAAAAGCAGGAGATTGGGGCCATCGAGTGTAGCTCCACAAATTTTTGGGGGTGTTAATTAATGGGAACAGTTCAATGGAAAAACAACGCAACAGGGCAATTGGCTGCACAGTTAACAAGCGGCGCTTCTACTGCAACTCTAAAATCAGGGCATGGCAACAAATTTCCTCAGATAGAGAACGAATCTGGCAACTGGTTTAAAGTTACATTTGTGGATGTTTCTGGAAACAGAGAAATATGTAAATGCACACGAAGAGATACAGACAGTGATGTTCTTTATATCACACGCGCACAAGAAGGTACTGATGCGCGACAATTTGAGATTGATGACATAGCTAGTCATCGAATCACAGCGGCAGAAATGGACACTCTAACAGAAGGCGGCCAGGATTATCTTAATAATCATAAAGAAACAGGCGGATCGACACATCCCGCAGCCACAACCTCTGTAGCTGGGTTTTTATCAGCAGCAGATAAAACAAAATTGGATGGGATTGAAACTGGAGCGGAAGTTAATCAGACAAATGCTGAATTATTGGCGCAAATAATACAGGTAGATGGCGCAGGATCTGGATTAGATGCAGATAAGCTTGATGGATCGCACTGGAGCACTGCACTAAATGGTTCAACCTGTATTTCAGCGCAGAGTTCAAGCGAAATTACCATCGGAACTCACGCAGGGCACCAATTTTTCCGCACGTCCGTTTATTGTACTAGCGAAACTTCAAAAATGGCAGCTACACCAGATGCTAATAAACCAGAGGATGTTGAACACACTGACCATGAGATTTCTTGGACTATTATTCGGACTTGTGCTGGTGTTTGGAAATTAAATATAACAAATATTCATACTTGTTCATTGACTGTATATTATCGTGTAGATAGATGGGTATAAAATGAAGCTTGAAATATCTGTTTTTGGAGGTAGACAACCTAAAACAGCAATACATTTATTGGAAGATTATCAGGCACAAATAGCACATGATACTCTCCTTACGAGTGGCAGTGTGCAAGGGTGGAAGCAAGCTGAGAAACTTACTGATATAAGCGAGACGGATATTAAGACACTCTATCGTTGGTATCATGATGCAACTTCAGAATGGCTTATTTCCAATCTTGATTTGGATTTTGTTGGAAGTCCGCTTGCTTCTGATATCTGGGATCGTATGTATTTTTCTGGAGCATCAGAACCTCGATATTTAGCAAACGATATTATAAGCACACCATTTAATTTTAGCACAGATTTTTTAAAATTAGGTGTCCCTGCTCCAGCGGCAGCGATAACTACAGCATCTGGATATTCAACAGATTCTGGATATCGAGCATACTTTTACACTTATGTTTCTCGATATGGAGAAGAGGGATCTCCAAGCCCACTAAAAGAGATTACTAACTATGGCTCGGGTAGTGTGACACTTACGGGATTTACAGAACCTCCAGCTGATCGCGGATTAACGGAGGATGTAGGTGGGTATAAACCGAAAGTATATATTTATCGGACAAACGCTACCGGAACTGGTACTGCGGAGTTTCAATTTGTTAAATCTTTTGATGTCGCAGATGTTTCTGTGTGGGCAACACATGCTGTTGTAGATGATGTATCTGATGCGAATTTAGGTGAGGTATGCCCCTCTACTTATTGGCTGCCTCCAGATGCAAACCTCGAGGGTTTTATTTCGCTTCCTAATGGGGCCATTGCGGGATTTAAAGAAAATGAGTTATGGTTCTCTGAGACGTACTATCCTCATGCTTGGCCTTTGGCATACCGATTGACATTTGATTATACAATTATAGGTATTTCTGTTTTTGGTACAACGGTAGTTGTTTTGACCGAAGGCTATCCTTATTTGGTATATGGGGCAACGCTAGGATCGTTAGAAAAAGTAAAATTAGCAAGTCATTATCCTTGCAGCTCTAGACAGTCGATTGTTTCCACGGAGCACGGAGTTTTGTATGCTTCTTCAGAAGGATTGATTGCTGTTACTCAAAATGGTGCAGCTTTGGTAAGCACAGATCTTTTTGATAGAACTACTTGGCAAACATTTTATCCTACTAAGATGCGTGCTGTTTTTTGGGCAGGACATTATATCATGCAATATTATCAAAGCAGTGATATTTATGGAGGCTTTGGCTTTGATGTCAAAAACAACATCCTGTTTGATATATATTATTACGATGCGATGTTTGTAGATAAGGATGGCGTTTTGTATGTAGTTAAAAGAATTTCTCCAGGATTAACTGCCCGAGCAATTTATGAATGGGAAGGTGATCAATATAATTATAAAATGTATACCTGGAAATCAAAGCAATTTATTTTACCAGCGGATATTCGGTTTTCAGTTGGTCGAATAATTTTAGATAAAGCATTTTATAATGATATCTTGGATCTTATGGAAGAAAATGAAATTTTGAAAGATCAAAATCAAGATATGTTTGATGATCTAGCTCTTGAAGGGGATCTCAATGATACAGAAATGGATGCACAGGAATTAAATGGAGATAGTTTGATTGATCTTACTGATTACGATATGTCTCCAGAAATAAGCTTGAAATTATATGTTGAAAACGAATTGCATTTTACAAAAATTGTTTCTGCTGCGGACAGAGCTACTGTATTCAAATTACCCAAGACTTTTCTTGGCAGAAAATTTGAATTTGAAGTTAGCGGATTTATTCCAGTAAAACAAATTACAATTGCTACGGGTAGTAAGGAGCTTATGTAATGGCTGTTTTTAAGCTACCCGATATTCCTGAAAATTTACCATTTGGTTTGCATTCATTTTTGGGTAGTGTGAAACGCGCTCTGGTTGACATACTCGAAGGAACAGTTTTTGATGTGGGAACACAGGGGGGTTCAATTACTACTCTAGAGGATGAAGTCAAAACTCTTCAGGCGGATATACTAACATTGCCGCCCGTAGGCTCGATTGTGGCATACCCATCAAGTGTTGTTCCGGATGGTTGGCTAGAGTGTAACGGCGATGCGTTGGATACAACAGAATATAAGGATTTGTATGATGTTATCGGCGATACGTATGGAATGTCTGGGGCTGATTTCAAACTCCCTGACTTACGGGGTCAATTTCTAAGAGGCTGGGATAATGGCGCTGGTATAGATCCAAATTCTGATACAAGAACGGATCGGGGGGATGGCGAAACTGGAGATAAAGTTGGCACAAAGCAAGCAGATGAATTTAAAGAGCATAGGCATACTGTAAAAGCAAAAGAGGAATCTGCTGGCGCTGGATCTGATAAAACTACCCTTAATCAGCAAACACAATCAATTCGACTTACTGAATATGAAGGAGGAGATGAAACTCGTCCTGTTAATATTTATGTTATGTGGATTATTAAATATTAGAGGTTTTTGGTGGAGCAAAAAGACATTGTATTTTTACCTTATGTTCGGATTGATGGTATCCCAACTTTAAGAGATTCTGAAATTCTAGCTCTATGGGATCAGGCGGAAGAGGAAAAGTGGATAGACCAACTATTTCATGACGGAAGTATTTCTAACGGGATGCAGTTTTTGCGGTATATAACCAGTCCGGGGATATTATTTTTTGTTTGCTATTTTAAAGGAGATATTTGCGGATTTTTTTGGTTGAATCGATTGGAAATAACGCATGCATATTGTCACTTTGCCTTTTTTAAGAAATATTGGAATAGAAAAGTAAATATTCCGATCGGTAAAGCTGCAATGCGAATGCTCTTTAATAGTTCTAAACTAAATTTTGAATTGATATTAGGAATGCTTCCTTATTCAAATGTAAGAGCTATTCAGTACGCAAAAAATGTCGGCTTTAAATTTGTAGGAAAGATTCCAAATTTATTATTTAATGCTAAAGAAGGCAAGACCGTGGAAGGAATATTAGTACGGTTATCAAAAGAGGATCTACAATGAAAATTTACACGAGAGTAGTAATAGATATTGCTACAGGAGAAATTAAAGAAGAAGAATCGTTTGATTATTCTGGCCCGATAGCTAAATGCGGAGGCGGAGGCGGAGTGCCTGAGCCGTCTAGCGAAGAGAAAGAATATTATTCGGCAATGGCAGACATTGCCGAAACGCAGCAAATGATAGCAAGCGAATATTTTGACTTTTGGAGAACAGACTATAAACCGCTTGAAGAAGCACAAATAGCAACAGCAACGAAAGAGGCTAAGGTCGCAAAAAAAGTTCTTGGATATGAAAAACGAATGCTGCCAGTTCGATACGGGCTAGAAAGAGAACAACTAGAAGCGGAACGAGCAATTCTCCCAGCAAGATATGGATTAGAAGAAGCGACAATAGCACAAGAACGTGGGATTCTTCCAGCAAGATATGGAGCAGAGGCGGCAGAATTAGGATTAGCAGCGCAGAAAGCGACAGGGAAGATCCCTTTGGTACAGGCGATGTATAAGCAAGCCCTCGAAGGTATAGACATAGAAAAGAGAGCAGCTGAAGCACAGGCTGGAGTACAGCATGCAGCCTCATTGACACAAGAGCAATTAATAAGACAGGCCGGAAGATTAGGAATTGATCCTGCGAGTGGCGCTTTTGCGCAAATGCTAGGATATTCTGGAATGGAACAGGCTAAGGGGATTGCTGGCGCTAGAGCAGAGGCTACACGTTTGGCAGAAGAAGAACAGTTTAAGCGATTGGGAATCGCTATATCACTTTAACAGGAGTATAAAATGCCTGGAGGAATATATTCTGCATATCAAGCAGGAAGACCAATAACAAAAGCAGGAAGTATAGCAGAGGTTAAAGTGCCGCCGCATCCATTAGATAGGGCCGAACGGATGCTATCATCCGCAGCCGGGATTTACAGTGATCTTGCTGCATCAGAAAGAGCCTACCGTATGGCAGAAGCAGGAATGCCCCAAAAAAATATTGGCGGCGCATTGATGAGTGGCGCAAGTACGGGGTTAATGGCAGCGCAAGCGGGAACAGCCTTAACAGAAGCGGGTCACGCAGCAATAGGAGGCGCTGTAGGAGGCCCGTGGGGGATGGCTATCGGATTTGGCCTTGGAATGATGGCTTATTTAATGAGTTAAGAGGAAGCAATGGAAGCAAATGAATACACCAGACAAGCGCTGGCTTTAGGTCAAGGATTTGGGCTTTTAGCAGAACAGCATCGAGGATTGCGAGAGCAACAAAAGAAAGAAAAATATGAACAGCAGTTTCAGAAACATCTTTTGGGGTTCCAACAAGATCCTGAAGGGTATGTTCCTGATCCGAATGATCCTGATTTTGATC